CCTGAATATAAACCTATTCGTATTACCTTTGCCTCTATTTTGCCATGTTATATAACCAAGCAACTGCAATCTGTCCAAATGCTTAACAAGGGTTTTACTGCTTTTTAAACGCAATCTTTTTTTTAGATACAGATGGCTAGGGGTACACCCTTTAGGTGCTGTTCTGAGCCGTCTAAGGAGCAACAATAGGCATTTCTGAGTTGGGGTAAGAACCTGATCATCTATAAGCTCATGCTCAACTTTTAAAAATGGTTTACTTTTGTTCATTTTGGGTCATTTCATCAAATATAATGGTTGTATTAAAACTAAAAGATATTCTCTCAGCAGTTGTATCATCACTATTAAATGGATAAACAAAATGTTTTAAGTTCGCTGGGAATAAATAATAGTCTGCCAACATAGGTTCTACCAAATAATTAGCATTATTAAAAATGTTTTCAGACCCCTCACAAAATTCAATCCAACCACCAACTTGATGATGTTTCGGTGCATTAATATAAGGTTTCATTTTGGGTATTTTTAAATATCCAACACAAGATAAATCTGGACTTAAAGCTTTGTTTGTAAAATGGGTGTGGGTGTGCAATGGGTTATAATCATTTTTCTTTTGTGTGTTAGTCCATGCAGAATTTATTACACACCTAGCCATTTTATTATTTTTATAATGGCTTTCAACATAATGTCTTATGATGTGGTCAAAATATTTTTGTTTCCATTTGAGCATAACTTCAGGACTAATTAATAATTGTTTATATATACTTCCAGCAAGTTTATGACCAAAAGAATATTGTTTTGCTTTGTCTGGGTCTTTCCTTATGTCGTATAAATCTTTTAAAAAATCTTCTATTAATTCTTTTGGTAAAGATGATTTGGCTATTGTTGAGCCAAAAGGTTTTAATAATCTACATTCTATTTTATCACTCATTTATAAACTCCGTTATTGATTTTAATTTTTCTATTGGTACAGACCAAACATAAGGTCTTGTTGTAATATTAAAGTTAGTCCATGAACCTTTTTTAGTTATATCTTTTGCTGAAATATAGCCAAAAAATGTATATTTTGGTGTATCATCACCGACTAAAAAATAATAATCACTTTCTTTATACCCTTGTCTTATGATAAGATTGTTGGTTTTTTTTGTCATAAGTTGCGACCTCACTTGTATGCTCTTTCCGTCAATATGTAAATCAGAACCTTTAAAATTGTTAACTGAATGTGGAAAGTAGCTGTCCATTTTTTTTGCAAGTGCTTGTTCGCAGATAGAACCAGAAATAGTCATTCCCCATTGCTTATAAATATCAAAGTTTGCTCCATGACCCCAACTTATATTCTGTCTCATGCTTTCTGTTTGACGCAAAAGACCAGTGATAGCAGAAGATAGTATTTCTTCCCACCTCAATTCAATAGTTGGATAATCCATATATAGTGCAACCCTTAATTGTTATAACAATATCTTGTATATAACTTATAACAATTCTAAAACTAATTGCAAATACTTATTGACATCTATCTCTAAATAGTAAATAAGTTGTCTATGTCAGAAAGGTTTATAGATGAAGCTTGGATCAAGGGTGATTTCAAGAAAGCAACTATATCAGCAAGTCAATCAGCACTTACAGATAGTATATGGTTTATAAAATATCCTTTTGCATTATACGCAAAATTTAAACCACAAAAACCAAGTATAAGTTTTTTTGCAGGAACAAAAGTACATGGTTATTTTCAACAAATACTACAAAAAAAAATGAATATTAAAGATGTTCAAGAAGATTTTAATAGAAGTTTGATAGAAATTGATTTAAGTCCTAAAGAAAAAGCTAAAGCAAACTTTATAAAAGAAAAGATAACCCATTATGTTAATAATCATATTAATGCTCTTATAGAAATATCTGATAACGCACATTTAGATACATGGAAATGTGAATTATTTTTTAGTGAATGGTATGATGAAAAATATTTTAACAAACAATTAGGTATTGAAACAGAATTATATGTAGATTGTGCGTCAGAATTTTTGCAGAAACAATCAGAACATAAAAATAGATTTGGTTCAGTTTATAAATACAAAGATAAGAAAGGTAATGAAAGTTGGAAATGGAGAAAATCACAAAAAATTAAATCACCACAATTTACTCACTGCATACAAGAAGCTGTATATATAAAATCATTACCTAATTACAAACCACATTTAGTTTATGTAGATGAAGAAAACTACACCATATTTAATCAAGATAATTGTTATGAGTTAAGTCCAGCAGGACTAAAGTATTTCTTTAATAAATATATTCAGATTAATGTAAGAAGACAAGAAATGTTAAGAATGGCAGATGGGGATATAAAAAAATTAGCCATGATGATTGGGATTGATTGGTCTGAAATAAGAAATAGAGAAAATAACCCCATACTTAACACTATACAAGATGAAGACATACAAAAACTGGAGGAGTTTTATGATAGTCTGTGATGGTATATCGCCAGAGGATATAAAAAGAATTATAAACAGCAAAGTTCTTGAAGAAATGATCAAGGATAAAGCAAAGCAAGTTTATGATGAAGAAAAGAAAAAAGAACAAGAAGAAATCATTGGTAATGCAAAAGGAAAGGAAGGAACAATATGAAAAGTTTACAAGAAAAATTTAAAAGTATGTTGGTTGATTTGGAAAAAGAAAAACCAGTGCCACAGAAAGGAAAAAAATATTATACTGTAGCATCAAGACATAAAGTCTTTATAAAACATAGTAAAGATGACAGACCAACTATTAACACAGATATAATACCAGAATTATGTGATGACAAAAGAGTTGCTGTTAAATGTACTATTGATTGTGACGCAGGAAAATACACAGGTCTAGCAATGGAAGAATTTAGTTTTGGTTATGTTAATAAAACAAGTGCATTAGAAAATGCTGAGACTTCAGCTTTAGGTAGGGCTTTAGCTTCTTTTGGTTTGCATGGCAGTGAATTTTGTAGTGCTGATGAATTAACTAATGCAATACTAAACAAAGATAATAAGAAAAATGAAGAAGATCAATTATACAAAGCCACAGCAAAAGATGTTGGTATGACAAAAAAACAAATTTCTTTGGGTAATAGAATTGAAGCCATTGAGGTTCATCTATCATCTAAGAAACCAGATTTGACCACTGTTAAAAAATTAATAATGGAATTTAAATCTGACAATAAAAATGACTATGGGAATTTTATCAGAAGTGAGATTGGTAAAAGACTTGTAGCTTGTGAAAATAAACTAACAAAACTCAAAACAAATAGGAGATAAACATGGGTGATTTTGTATTAAAAGAAGGCACAGGATATATGAACAGGGATAATGAAAACCCTGATAAATTCTGGGGTTCATTTAAAGTAGATAGAGACTACAAAAAAGGTGAACAAATAAATTTAACAGAATACATCAATCGTAAAGATGATGGTAAAGAGGTTCATAAATTACAAGTTAGAAAGCCAAAAGTATAACTTGTAGTAGGGGTGCTGGGTCATTTTTTCCTCCCTATACGAATCGGTAAAAAAATCAGCACCCTTTATTATGAAAACTTTTTTCTTGTATTTGTTCTTTGCAACATCTGCAACAAGCTATGACTTTTACAAAATAAAAGTAAAAGACTTTACGACTTGTCAGGAAGCTTTAGAAACACATACAAGTATAACCTACGATCATGGGGTTATGTATAAAGGTAAAAGAATATTTATGTATTATTGTAAAACAAAGGATGGAAAATGGGCAAAGACGACAATATCAAATGGATTGATGTAGGAACTAAATTGACAAAAGAATTATTAAGAAGAAAACAAAAAGAATATGGAGACTTTGATAGCAATGCTTACATCATAGCAAAGTTTATTAAATCTGTATTAGAGGTTGTAAATAAAAAAAAACTAAAAGTACCTATAACAATCGTACCGCAACTTATGATTGTGTTAAAACTTACAAGAACTGTTAATGATGGCAGTCAATCTGTGCTTCACAAACCTGACACATTTGCAGATATTAAGGGTTATTGTGATCTATTAGATGATATGGTGAAGCAAATAGAGAAAGATGACAATGGGAAATAAAATATTTTATAGTCCAAAAATCAAACAAATTATTGATTTTATGATAGAATACCATAAAAAGGAACAAGCTTACCCTAGATTAATTGAGATTGGAGAAGCTTTAAATTTATCAAAACAAAGGATTGGTATTCTAATGAAAAATGCTGTTAAGCTTGGTTTGGTCAAAGAGATGGATGTGTTTATGAGAAAATACCATTTGACTAAATCTATCAAAAGTAGTAAATTTAAAGTCAATAATTACTATGAGTTGTAATAAGTTATCAACTTATGAAGTTGTAGTAGTTGTTAAAGAAAAATTCGCTAGTGTTGAGAACGCAGTGGATAACAAAGACGCAATAGGAGAACCTGTTGCTAAGATTGTTAGTAAGAGGTTCTTGAAGTCTAACATTAAGTTGGAGGATAAAGATGGACTACGATCCAAAGAAGATAAGGGAAGCTCAGGAAAGACTGGAGAGAGCAGTAAAGGTGATGCAAAAAGCTAAAGCTCTTGTTCAGAAAAAGAAAAGTCAGATTGCTACAATAAGTAATCAGATATTAACTGAGCAAAATAAACAGATTAGAATTTCAAGCTAGAAAGAAATTCTAAAGGTAAAAAGTAAAACTAGAAGAAAGGAAACCTATCGCTATGGCAAAGGCACAAATAGAAAAGGAAGTTGTAGTAAATAAACACATAGGAGCAAGAATAAGAAAAAGAAGAATTGAGTTGCAAATGACTCAATCTGAGCTTGGTTGTTTTTTACCCACTTCATTTCAACAAATACAAAAGTATGAGAAAGGCACTAATGGAGTATCATCAGCAAAGCTAATTTATTTAGCACAAGCTTTACAAGTTCCAATCACATATTTTTTTGAAGGGTTTGATATTGTAAAAGGTGTAAGTAATTTTAAATACAAAGATCACCCACCAGAACTGCATAGAGGTAATCAGATAAAGAACGCAAAGTATTATCCTGATCCACAATCAGTTGAAGATCAAGTCATTATAGAAAAGTTAGAAAAAATAATTTAATTAATGGAAGTTAGGGGTGTCCTAAGAATAAGGTACTACCCCTAACTCAAGGTATGTACCTAACTATATTAGTTTTCTGTCTTAGGTTCAACTTCTAATTGTCTCTCCTCATCATCCTTTTTCATACAAGCATAATGAGCAGGTATTCCACCCATAAACATTACAAAAGATTCATCAGAAACAATCATTTGATTGCAGTATTTACAAAGACCAACATTTCTAATAATGTTTCTTTTCCTGTTCCAAGTCTTTTTAGGTCTTCGCATAGTTCGGTCTTTTACCTTTTCTTGGTTTTCTTTCAGCTTGTTTTTTTCTTCTGACCGCAGCCGATAACTGTGATTTAGTCATTGATCTGACTTTGGCTATCGGTAAACATTTTGGATAATTTTTTCTTTTCTCACCTTTACTTCTACCACATGGAGGGTATGAACCATCTGATCTTCTATTGGCAACATCAACCCATTTTTGTTGTGTCCATTTTCGTAATGACATTATCTTCTCTTTTTAGTTTTTTTCTTTTTTCTAAATTTACCCTTACAATACTGTGAAGCCCACATATTGCTATATGCACTGGGATAAACCTTGAACTTTCTTTTTGCTGCGGCTTTACCTTCAGGACATAATTTTGCCATTACTGAAACTCCTTTAATATTTTTAATTTGTCTTCGGCATCAGCTATTTTAGAAACAAGTTTATCTAGTTCTTCTATATGCTGAGGATGTTCGCCAATGCCAACACTATTATTAAGATATATATGAACAGTTGCATCTGCTTGTGCGATTTCTGCTTCATACTTTTTTTCTAACGCATCTAATAATGCTTTCTTCATCCTCTATGTTTCTTTTGTACCATAAATGATGCAGTTTTTACAGCACCTTTGTGTGGTTTATAAGCACCTTTCATAAGCTTATAAGCATTACCTTTCTTCATCCAATGATAACCTTTAGGTGGTTTTACTGTTTTCTTCATACTTTTTTCTTTTTCTTTTTCTTGAGCATAGCAAAGTCTGCACCAGTTATTTTATCAAATGGTGGAGCCATTCTTGCTATCTTCATTTGTTTCTTACTATACTTTTTGTTTTTACCTTTTGGCATTTTATCTCCTTTGTTATTCCCTCCAACAACCCAGCTTATTCAGTAAGCTACACCTAGTTTTTTTTCTTTTTTTTGTTTTTTTTCTTTTTATTTTTTTTCTTCATTTTTTTGTGGTACATAGTTTCTCCTTTTTATTACCAGTTTTTACAGCTCCAGTACCTTGCACTGAAGACATCTTTAGCTGTAGCACATTTGTGCCTAGCTCTAAAGCTTTTTCTAGCTTTGGGGTTAGATTTTCGTATCTTCATGGAACTATCCCCATATCTAATTATCTTTTCTTTTCCACCCTTACAAGCTTTTACTACAAATTTTTTACCACCAGATATTTGTCTTCTAGGACTATTACACTTCATACTAGATTTATCTATCGCCATTCAATATATCCTTCACCTTTATTTTTTATTAAAGATTCTTTTCTGTTGTCAGATTTTTTGTAAGATACATGAATCCATCCAGAATCAGGAACACCAGAAATATAGTATTCACTTATAAGTTGATCAAAGTCAAAGTTATTTTTTATATGTGACGCAACTTCTCTGTTGTCAAATCCTGCTATTTCAAAATCAACAGCTTCACCTTTACAATGTTGTGAGTTTCTTGATGACTTGATTGCTTCTGAAAGTTCTGGACTACGAAATCCAGATGTTATTGTTATAGGTCTGGACTCATAATATTCTCTTAATGGTTCTAATATGTTCTCACATATCGCCTTTAAGTTTTCTATCTGTTCTTCATTGGGGGTGTTATCTATCCCCATTCTTGATGCTGTTGATGATTTAGTCATTTCTTCAAGACTAAAGTGTTTTGATAATTGTGTCATGCTGATCTCCTTATTTGTTCGTTTTCATCATAATAACATTTAAATTTTATTATAATTTCATGTTTTGATACTTCTTCCCTACCTAATTCTTTTGTTTTTTTTCCAGCTTCATCATATCCTGCTATAAGACATTCGTAAATACTATCATGGTAATTAAGGAGGTGTGGTTTCATACACTCTCCAGCAATTTGACTACACATAATCATTATCAAAGCTACCTTCATGGATGTTTTAACATTTGTTCGTTTGTTTCTTTTAATTCTTTCATATTTTTTTCTAATTCTTTAATTTTTTTATTAGCTTTTTCTAAATCCTCATTAGCATATTCTAACTTCTGTAAACATCTTTTATTAGCAGAGTCTTTGCTTTTGTTTTGATCTTCAAGTTCTTCAACTTGATTTTTGAGTATTCTTAATTGATCTTTATACTCATTAATAATCTCTCTACTTGTGTCAGACATAAGTTTTGATTTTATTTATTTTTTTTTGAAAGTAGATACACCTTTTATACCAAGTATTGTACTAAAAGCACCTACTACAAGAGCTTGATAAAACATTGGAAGATTAGAAAATTTATCAAAGAAAATATCTATCTTTGCCTGTATATCAGGATCGTCACTAAATACTGACCATGCTAAAAGCAACAAAGGGATTGAGATGAGGATAAGACAAAATTCATCTTTCCAATCTCCCTTATGTGAATCAATGACAGCTTTTTTAAATTCAACTTCACCATTAGCCATCTTCTCAGCTAACTTAAGTTCAGCAACTGACTCTAATTCTTTTGCTTTTCTTCTGTTGGCAGCAATAGACATACCTGTCTTGATGACACTTGGTACTAATTTAGCTGCAATATTCATCCACATATATTACTTATAAAAGTCTTTGAATAACCATTCAACATATTTTTTCCATAGTTTTTTAATAAAACG